CCGGTTTGGTTATCTGGCAAATTCCGGATGTCCGGTTGTATTCGGCACTTTCACCCGGTACAAGAGGATATTCCTTGTTCTTGGTATCTTTCAACAGCACGCCATAGTGTATTAAAAACATCACCTAAAGGACCTTTATAAAGATTAAATGTTTCATTACCAGTAATTTTAACACGCGCATTATAAGTATCAGCATCATACTGATTTTGCATAGCCTGTCCATTAGCACGAACAACAGTTTCAGCAAGTTTTTCAACCTCATGCTGAGCTTGTTTTTCAGTAAGATTCTTTTGTGCATATTTCAACGCAATATCGGCAGCACCTTGAGACAACTGTAACTTTTGAGCATAAGGCAAAAAATCGAGCTCCTGTTGACGCACAAGATTTTCAGTAATAAGAAGTCTCGTTTGTGCTTGTTTCTGTTTAATATTCTCATCATTAACAGCAATCTCAGAAGCAGTTAAATCACCTTTGAGAGAAGATAAAAACTTTTCAATAGCAACACGCTGGTCATCATTTTTAGCTTCATTATAAACTTTAAATAATTCAGCAATTGCCTTACTTGCAATATACTTACCTTCAACGCGCAAATTATTAGCTTCAGCATCTTTTACACTACGTTCCGAATGTTGCATAACTGTATCAATAGCATGACCAAGACCAAGCATAATACCTGAATAATCAGCAGAATAAGGAGTAGCGGTAGGAGGTTGAACACCTTGTGCACTGGGAGAACCAGCAGACGGGGCAGAACCTTGTGTTCCTGATACAGAACCAGCAACACCAGCAGAACCACCGTTCATCATCATATAGGGGTTCAAACCAGCAGCTTCCAAACGTTCACGTTGAGCAGACGGGTCATTATACTCGTTTTGCTTATTCCACATTTCTGTCTGATAAGCTTTATTATCCTCATACAATTTCCAAGCATTCGCCTTTTGGTCCTCATAGAATTTCCACTGGTCACCTAACTGTGTCTGATACATTTCCTTATTATAAGCAATTTGCTTATCAAACATTTTCTCGTTAAAGGCATTGTTCATTTGAGCAATTTCCTTATTGGCTTGATTCTGCATAGCAGTAGTAGAAGCACCACCGATAAGGGAAGAACCTGCACCAATTGCAGAACCGACAAGGCCAGTCATAGCAGCAGCACCCATAATTCAATATTTTTATAATTACACATAACTTTATATTTCAAAGGTATTATTTCATAGGGCATAGCCCTGGAGCCCCCCCTTAAAAGGGGACCCCCCAGTTAAGGTTTAGGTTAAAAAATAAAAGGGGAGACTGATCGCAGGCTCTTTTTTATTTTAAAACTGAAGACCAAAACCAAGGGGAAATAATCATTCAGCAACAGTAGTAGCAGAATTATCAGTAGCAACATTAGCAGCAGTATCAGCAGCAGCAGCAGCAGCAGCAGCAGCGGCAGCGGAAATCATTGTATCCTGAGAACTCATAAGATATTGAGACCAAGCTATTAGCTCACTCGGTGTCTGAATAAACCTTGATTTAACAAATGAACACAACTGGTCGTCAGTCATCTTTTTACGCAAATCTGACATTTTAGGTTCGGAAACAGACAAATTGTCAAAATATTCAACAAGCTGCGCGCGTGTAAGTTTATCTAATCGCTGTTGATTAAACAACATATAAATATCAGAAGTAACACGAATAGACTTTTTACCGTCACACTCTATTTCCTGAAACATGAAATCATGAAGAGGAGAAGGTTCTACAAACTCACTACCTGACAATACGGCAGAATTAACATTATTAGGTTGAGATTTATTTACATAAGGCTCAACACGTCGTTTTATACACCACATAACAAGAATATTTTAAATTAATAAGGCAAACCGTCAGTATCAAGATTACGGACAACTTTAATATCAAAAAATGAACTACACAAAAACTGGTCTGTACTTGTATCATCACCAGCCTGGACAGCAAATATAGGATCAAGACAATCAGGATTAACTTTAAAGAATGTAAAATTCATAGGAGCAACAGAGGGAACAGGTTCAGACGGTTCAACAGGAGGTGCATCAGCAGGAAGTGTAAACTGATTCTTAACAGATTCATTGCCATAAGATATTACCCAAGAATTCAACGTCCGTTTAAAACCACCGACTGACTGGTCTACTGATGTTTTATAATCAATATAACGAGGTACATAACCAAGAACAAAACTAGAAGCATTAGCAAATGACCTCAGCGGGTTCATAAGTTGAACCAACGGCATAGACTGCATACCTACTCGGTCAAATTCAGGAATAGCATAATCAGTTGCATTTACTTTCAAAAATGCAGGGTCGAGCATGTCCGTAGTGTAATCAAGCAGAGGAAGACAATGATAAATACACATAATCAAACCATAGCGACCATTGCTATTAAAATTAATCTCACCATTTGCAACACCAACACCTTTACCAGCAATATCCGCAGCATTCGAAGCAGTAATGTTTGTATTAACAACTTCATTAATATCAATAGAGGAAGAAACACCACCAAGATACGTACACAATTCAGAGAAACCGTCACCAACAGAAACACCCCAGTGTTTTTCTAGCTGGTCTTTATAATCCTTATTACCTGATTGGGTAATTTCTTTCCATTTTTGTAAAAATTCAGCTTGACGAAGGACCAATATAGAGAGGTCGCCAACAGTATCAAATGCAGGCAGGTTTCTAGTAGCTGTACCGCTCGCAGTAGAAGGAGAAGTTCCAACAGTAGAGAAGTTAGAAAGAGTAATTTTACCAGTTACATTCGGAGTAATTGAAGCAACAGCAGTTTCACCATATTGCTGATGCGGAAGAACACCATGGAACAAATCCTTCTGCCAATTACAATAACGTAAATCAAAGAAATTATAATTCTTAAAAAAAGATTCAGAAGCAAAATTAACAAGCATCTGAGAACCATCCATATAATCTACATTAAACGTAGACGGAGAAATTCTCTCCCATTGGTTATCGCGATAAAAATCTGAATAAATTTTTTGATAAGCGAGCAAACCAAAAAGATTATGATTTAAATTAGCCATTAAAGGACTATTATCCCATTGATGAGAAAGATAATGCTCATAATTACCATAACCAAGATACTCAAGCAATTTAACAGAGCAAGTAGCACGATCATAACCAAAATAATTGCTCTTATAAGCATCAAATGTAGAATAACTTTTAAGATAATTGATATAATTAGCAATTTCAGATGAAGCAGTATAAGGCATCTCACCATTCAATACAAAATTCTGTGCAGGGTCAATAGACACAGCATGTTGCGGGTTATCGTACATTTGTGTCAACACTGTATTAGACTTATTCCACAACAAATCATAGGGAACAAAGAAAAAATCATAATACTCTCTAATACGCGCGAATGCGGCAGTATTAACAGGCTGAGTACGAGAAAACGCCTTAAGATTGATTTTAAACGTATCACCGGGAAGCACTTCCTTAACCATTACTGGAAGCAATTCACCAGCTTTAGCCGTAAAATTTTTCTTAAAGGATAAATCAAATCCATTACGCGAGGGTTTATTACGTATGGATTTTAAAGACATAATATTTGCCATAACATTAAAAAATTAAATTAAACATTATTCGTCGACGAAAATTTTATTCAAATCATTTAGTTTCTTGTGTTTAATACGATCAGAAAATAACTTTTTTATCTGCATATCATACAATCTATATACAGGTGATTTTTTATAAACATCAGAACTAAAATAAACATTATCATAAAAAAAAGGATAATAACTATTTTCCCAAGCATCAGACATTAAATCAAGGTCACCAACCAAATCACTCTCATAAAACAATTGCTGATTCTCAAAAAACGTTTTTAAATGCATATAATCCAAACGGGAATAAAATTCCTCAATAAGCTTCAACTTTCGTTTTCGCTCCGACAAGGTAGGCCTATCACAAACAAAATATAAAAAATGTTTCGAGAGAAGAAGTTCAGTATAGACACGATGAACATAACGACACATCTCAATACTATCAAGAGAATAGTTAACCATTTCAGGTTCAAAAAAATATTGTGCAAGCTGATACAAATCAGATTGAGCGGAAACCTCACCGAATATATCCAAACAATAAGTATCTTTCTTATTATGGAAATAATAAATATAACCAACTATTTCTTTCGCAAGCGCGAACGTCGTTTCGGCGGACGGGAATAGACGCCTTGCTGTATCATATATTCCATAAGAGTAAGCACGTTCACGTGAAGATTTACCAACAAATCCTTTACATTTGGGGTAGAAGTAAGCGTAAGACGACCGCCATACATCAAATTCTTTATAGCGTCCATTGATAACGATGCTTCGTTTAACAAACTGCTCAGGGGTAAGC